ACACTCTTTCCCTACACGACGCTCTTCCGATCTCCTCTATTGTCTTGATACAAATCCATTCCAAACAGTGGTGTTTTTTTAGTATCAAACATTTTATATGCTAATGCTCTATCATCACTTTCAATAATCGCTTTTGACACATGAAATGGGTTTTTACCTTGTAAATATGCACGCATGACATTGGAATCATATGAGTGTGAATTATAACCTACAAATAATGAATCTCTATTCTCTAGATAGAACTTCCGTAAAGCATCTAAATCATTATGAATAACTGTCCATTCTTTAGTGAAGTAATCTCTGAAAACAAATAAATTATCTTTTTTAAATACTTCAATATCATAAATATAGATTGTTTGCTTTGTTAGTGCCTCATTTGGTTTCTCAGGTAAATTATCAATTACTGCTCCTTTTTGATTAATGGTTACATTTGGAAAACCATTGTTGTATTTCAGAGTAATCATTAACTGCTGTCCAACTTCTATATTTTCCCACGTTTTCCAATCTTGTTTACGAAACTTCATAATATAAAAAGTAGCGTCACGTCCATCATTTGTGCTACGTACTTTAATCTCTTTCATTTCTTTACCTTTAGCACTTAAACGTTCCTCTGCTTTAATCACTACCACTTGGTGGACTCCTTCAATCATTGGATCAAAACTCTTTCCGTTGCCAGCAAGCGCTGCGAATATTTCTAACAGCTTACTTGCTAACTTTTCAGCACCTTTAAATTCTGCAATGTTTTTCATTCCTTACTTCCTCTCTCGTTTGAATATACTACTATATTATCTTACTTTAAATAATTTTTCAACTCTTTTTTTATTTTTATCGTGGGATACATCGTTTTTAATGCTTATTATTCGTTCCTTTTCCCAAATACATTCAAATTTATCTTCTGGCATATTATACTCACTTATTAATACAGTGTTGTTTTTCGCTAATTCAATAGCCCACTTATCAAACTCATCATGTGGAAATTTTCCACTACTATATCCAAATGTACCTCTATATGGTGGATCTAAGTAGAATACACAGTTGTTATAATATTTTGGGTTATAATCTAAAAATGACTTACATTCAAAAGTAATACCTTGTAAGTTTGGTGCTTGTTTAACTAAATTTCTAATAGCTCCAGCTGGTACATCTCTTCCCGTCTTTTTGTCTCTAGCAAACCCCCTCATATATGCCGCCCCAAATGCACCGCAAAATCCAACTAGACCAACATACCATGGTTCGTATTTATCTCTATTTGCTTTTACACGATTATACTCTTCTTCACTGAATGTTTCTGGCAATTCTTTGTAATTATCTCTAGTATAGTTTAATAAGGCAATTAACTCCTTGTGTAAATCACTGCCTATTTTATTATGATGTTTAATTTTATCAATCATGTTAGCTCCACCTACAAATGGTTCAATATAAGCTACCGTTTCATCACTAATGTAGCTTTGAATAATTGGCGCTAATTCTTTACTTAATCTGTTTTTACTTCCTACATATCTCATCTAGTTATTTCCTCTCTCGTTTGAATATAATATAGTATATCACATCAATTGCTAATACACAAGTGCAAAATATAAATTCTATGAAACTCTCTATTGTGTGTCTCATTGGAACATTCTAAACTGTCTTGGATGACCTTGTGTTTGCATATATAATACATCATCTAATTTATAAACAACAATTGTTTTCTTCTTGTTAGAGATCGTCATTTGTGTTGAATCAATCTTTAAATATACCTCATTGAAATGTCTGTTGATGATTACTCCATCTTCATCTTTTACTGTTAAAATTAAGTTGTCTACTAACATCATTTTAATCTTCCTCCTTATTTGAAATCATCTTTATTCATCAACGCGCCAATGATATTGAATAGTGAAATAATTGTAGGAATGCCTGTCCAACAGAACACTAGTTTAATAAGTCCTGTTACTGGTTTTCCAACGTAGAAATCGTGGGCTCCAATTCCTCCTAAGAATACTGCTAGCAATAAATAAACCGTCAAACTTGGTTTGTTAGAATCCTCTTTCATGCTTTTAAGTTGTGCTAATTGTTCCTTTAAAATTTCGTTTTGTAACTGATCGTTAGTCATTTCTTTTTCCTCCTCTTGTGGTGTGTTCATTTTCTTCAATGTTTCTAATACTGGATTTTGTTTTGTCATTTTAATCTTCCTCTCTTTATCTTATGAGTTAATTTTACCATGCCATGTTCACTTTGTCAATTGTTTTCACTGCTAATTTTAAATTTTTTTCTAGGAAACCTTCTGTTGAACCGCTGTACAATCTGACCATGTATTCGTATCCATCAACTGGTTTATAAAGCTTGTACAGAATCACTCCTTTGTCGCCTTTGCGACCAATTCCGTTAAGATTATCTCTTTTTAACTCAATGATGTTGCCTACTTTGATTTGCATGTTAGTCTACTCCTTCATTTAAGTATTTAAACTTGTAACCACCTGTATTTTTATAACCTTTCAAAATCCTACCTGTGGTAACTCTCTTAACTCTCCCCAAGTTACTTACTTGATACAGACCTTCATATCCTTCAATATCTTTCCAAATCTCTTCCATTTTTATCTTCCTCCTCTTTATCTTACAAGTTAATTTTAACATGAATACAAAAAGAAGTCAACCAGTTAGGTCAACTTCTTTTATATTTATTTTAGAACGGTAATTCTTCGTCTGACATTACTTCCTTCTGATCGTCAGGATCAAGTGGTTGTGCTTCTAACCAGCCAAATGGTGATTTTGGGTCTAACATGTTCTTATTAACTGTACAATCTACGAGCATTCCAATAGCCATATCTGCTGTATCCCAGGTTACATTTACGTCTTCAAATAATTCATTAAATCTCGCTTTTGCTTTTGCAAGTTTAGCTTGATTAGGAATAAATTTGTTCAGTTTCTCAATATATACTCCTGAGTTGAAGTTGAAAGAGTAGTATTTACCTTCATGTTCTACAACTACCGCACGTCCTTTTGCTGAGTCTTTGATTTCAACAATTGGTACTTGCTTCAAGCGTTTCAGTGAAACCAGTGGTTTCTCAATTTTCTTAAATGAACTTCCTTCTTCAAAATAGGCTTTTCCCGTCTCTTCGTCTACATACATTTCTAACTCTTTATCTTCAAGGTTTTCAAAAGAGCCACCTAAAATTTCTAAGGCTTTAGCTAATCGTTCTTTACCTTTTGTATCTTCATCTGTAAAGTCTTTCCACGTTTTAGATTCTTTATCGTATGTTTGCTTAAATACTGAGGCTTCATAAATAGCGCTGTAGTCCTCACTGGCTACCTGTAACTTCACACTAATATCATCTTCCTCTGCGCTAACAATAATTACTTTTTTCAATTCTGACATTTTAATTTCCTCCAATTAAGTTGTTTTAGTTTCTCTTCTCTTTTCTTTTACAAAGTCTATTATATCATATATTCCCTTACTTGTGTAGCCTGTTACAGTAACTCATACTCAATTTTAAGTTTATTCAAGTCTTCCTTCTTAACTTTAATTGTTACATATTCAACTGGTTTAGGAGCCTCCTGTTTTTGCTCGTTTCCAGTGAGTATGACAATGTCTGGAACTTTGGTTTCTTTCACTCTAGCCTGTTCTTTCTCAAGACGTTCTTTTTCAGCAATCATATTGGCATAGTCTAGGATAGCTTCTTGCATGTTATGACCGTTTTTAGAGTAGGCAATTAAAATAGCTGAGCGATCATCTTTATCAGGATATTGTGTTTTTAATAGGTCATAATCCTGTTTAAATGTTTCAAAATAAGAAACCACTGACTCACGTATCTTTTTGGCGCTAGTTGCTTTGTTGGTTATAAACGTTTGGTTTTTTGCAATGAACTTATCAAAAGTAAGCCATTGTGGAGCGTTATATGATTTTTGATATTTCTTAAATAAGTCTTTGATTTGTAACTTACGTTGTTCCTGTTCACGAGCAGTAATCTCCTTAATTTGAGCATTAATATGACCTTCACCTTCGCCAAGTACTTGTTTCAATACTTTTATTTTCTCATTGAGTTCGTCATAGGGTGTCATAATTTCACGCTTAACAGCTAGACGTTCTGAGTCTAATTTTTTAATTTCTTTACGAATTTCAGCAAGAAGTTTTTTGTTTTCTATAATGTTTTCCTCATTTACTTCTTGCTCTTTCATACGTTCAGCTAATCTCCTAACATCGTCAAGTGTTTTTTCGTAGCCAATGAATTGTATTTCATGTTTACCTGTAGATTGAATTGATAATTCAAATGCCATGTTTTTCATCCTTTAATTTGAGACGTTTATATTCTACAGCAAATATATCATTGACTGAATAATTAAATTTGAATAGCCATTTACAATTATCAATCACATTAAACAACTGGTTTTCAGTGTATCCATAATCTAATTTCAAAAGTGTTTTATAGTTCATTCTCACAGCTCCTCCTTCAACAAATCCAAGTCTTCATCACTTAAACGGTCAATCAGTTCAATATCGTCGTCACGTACCTCCTCAAAGCGTGCTGCAAACTCTCCTGACTCAACTAAGACAAGAATGTTACCAAACTTGTCTACGTGTTGTACTGTACCTGTATCACCTTGTTCTGCGTGCATTCCATAATTGTTTGTGAATTTTACTAAGTCTCCATATTGGTATTTCATTGTAATTCCTCCTCTTTCTTTATGTTTTAATTTTATCATCTTACCAACCAGTTGTCAACATCTTTTCTTAATATTTTTCCTTTTGATTTTTTAATTAATCCATCAAAAGTGCGATATGTTTCTGACTGGTGTAGCTCTACATTAATCATATCAGGTTTTCCAAATTTGTCAACAAATAACTCTCGTTCTGTTGTGCTTAAATGACGGTAACTGCCATTGCTAAACACGTCATATCCAGTGTGCGTTTTCGTTGATTCGTAAAATTCAATAACTTTAGGGTCATAATTAGCTTCAAGTAATAGGGTATCAATCTTTAAATCATTTTCCAAAAGATACTGTTCATAGTCTGTCATTGTACTTAAGTCTGTGGCAAACAGAGTATTTTGGTTAGGTGTCTCCATAATAAAACCATGTGTTTCTGTGTACTCTTCTCCAGCTCCATGATAATTCTGAAGCGTTGTGAACTTAACTTCACCAATTTGAAATTGAAAGTCATCTTTGAATATAAGGTCTAATAGTGGTAAGTTACGCTTCTTCAAGTTATCTTGTACTTCCTGATTACCTAATATTTTGATATGTGGGAAGTTTTCTCTTATTTTTTTATATGTTGTATATACAAGGTGGTCTTGGTGTTTGTGTGTAATTAGAATAAATTGCTTGTTAAATAAATAGGGTTCAATGTATTTATATGGCTTCCCTATGTCAATCAAGAATCCTAAGTTATCATAATAGATAGAAGCGCAGTTTCCTTTACTTCCTGTATAATGAATATCAAAACTCATGGTTTCTGTTTTCATATGACGCGCCCTCCAACTCCCACAATTCTCTACCTAATCTATTGGCTTCTTTCCAATGTTTTTTCTCACACGCTTCTCCAATCGCTACAATCAAGGCATGTCTTTTGGCTTCTACTTTCTTTCTGAAAGGACGTGCCACACGTTGTACCCCTTCTTTTGGATTAATGGCGTAACCTATGTTGGTGTAGTGACTGTTTTGTACATTACCATCTTTAAAATATAAATATCCTAAATTATGTTCATTTCTAACAAACATCTCTGCTACTAATTGAGAGACGTAGAACTTACGTGACTTCTTATGTGAGCCTTCAAGTACTACATACATCTTTCCATTCTTTGGATCAACTAGTTCATTTTCATATCGCTCTTTGTCTAAATGAAACACGTGACCCTCATCTGTTATGGCGTACATATCATACGGCTCGTTTAATGGTTCAAATCTCATCTTGTTTTTCCTCCAATTTAATTAGTTGGTCTACATAGACCTTCACTTTTTTCAAATCTTCAATACCATTTTTTTGTTTATATCTATGTGTATACTTGTAAATGTTAGCTTTGTAGAAACCACGCAGCTCGTAGTATGTTAGTAAGTCATCTTCTAATACGTCAAATAGTTGTTTACCTGAATTGGTTTTGTAACGTTTTGTATTTTGTAAATCTTCCTGTTCATTAGCTTTATTTTCAGGAGTTAATTGTTGCGGATTAAAGTAGTGAAAGCCTTTTTTACCTAAGGATACTGTTATTGGATAGGTTGTGGCATTTATTCCAGTTATGATTCCTTGTAGTCCAATATAACTCTTATTACTGTGCTCCGTTACTCTAACTATATCTCCAACTTTAAACATTTTATCAAATCCTCTCTCTTTTAACTATTTTAATAGTAACACACTCCTGTTTCAATGTCAACACAAAACTTTTATTTTATGCTATAATTAATTATAGGGATATTCCTCCTCCCTCCTCTCGTTAAGACTAGTCAATTGACTAGTCTTTTTGTTTATAGTTTTGAATATCTGATAAATATCCAAAAACATCACGCGCTGTATGAAACTCAACTCTGTGAGTGTCTTGTGGTTCATTAACATGAAAAATCTCTACATAATATTTTAACTCAAATCTTGATTGACTGAATACTGTCACACAATATCCATTTTTAAACTCTGTGCTAAATAATAGTCTATTCATTATTATTCCTCCTTATATTTATTATGACTCATAGCCTGAGTTACATACATGTGAGCTTTTAAGTAGTCTTCTTTTGAAATAATATTAAAACTATCTAAGGCTGTTAAGTACCCATAACAATAGTGGAAATATTTGTCAGATACCTTAAGTTTCTGATTCTTTGGTGGTAGTAGTTGGTCTAGTTCACTGACTAATTCATCGTAATTCATTTATTTGTCCTCCATTCTTCTTATTTCACGCTTACGAACGCTCTCATATGTTTGCAGTACTTCATCCTCTGACAATGGTGGATTGCAGCCAATTTGGTTTACATATAGAGACCACACACGCACCTCATCATGATTTAGTCCTGTAGCAAATAATTTACCAATCTGAGTGGTTAGCCAGATATTTCTTCCGCCTTCCCCACTACCTGCAATTATATCACCCAATAGGTTAGCCGTCCATTTGCGCTCACGCTTTTTGTTTTTCTTTTGAATCGTTTTATCTGTGAACATTTCTAACCATTTCTCAGGTAGTTCTACAATTTCTACATCACGCACTACTTCATAATATTTACCATCGATTTGACTGGGTGGTGCTACTACGTAACGCCCATGAGTCTGAAAATCAACGCCCTCTAGTTGTGAGTGGTTTTGAATGAATTGCGTTGCATTGTATTTCTCATCTAATTTGAAATAAAAATGATAGCCTCCGCTTGGCGTCTTGACAACCTTGGTCTTTGGCAATTCAATGTCATACGTATCCAAAAACTCTATTAAGTTACCCATACCATTCACACCTTTATGAGTGTCAATATCAATTACTGCAATCCCACTAGCTGAACCAGTTAGTGTCCCAACGTTGCCACCTTCTTGTACCCATGCTTGAATCAATTTATAATCTTCTCCATCAAACGCTCCAGCAACTAGTGGTGCTTTACCATTTTTCTTCAGTCGTAATTGTTTCATTGTATTTCCTCCTCTTATTTATGTACTAAGTATAACACCCCAGTTAAGGGGTGTCAACTATTTTTTACAACTTATTTATATATTTTAGATACGTGTTTACCCACAGTCCTACACGTGGCTTCTCTGTGAAGTTGAATGACTTAATCACTTGCTTTTTAAATTTAACATCAGGTAACGTGCGCACTGGTTTCTTGAAGTATCCTTTATATTTCTTTTTCATTTCACACTCTCCTCCATCATTTCATTTGTAAAGTCTTTTCCATTTGTAACTGTCTCAAAGATCTTTTTCTCAATTGGTGTATCTGGAACAATGTGATAATACAGTGGTGTTTTCTCTTGACCATGTCTATCCGTTCTGCCTTTTGCTTGTAAATACTCTGTGGAGCTTAGAGGCATAGAATTGAATATCGTTACATTACTAATTACAAAATCGTTTATACCTGTTGAGGCTGACTTGTATTGTGCTAATACTACACCATTCTCATTGTTTTTGAATGGTCTCAAGTCTTTTACTGCTCCATTGTACGTGCCATATGATCGTTTCATTTTGTCTAATAACCTACCTAACATTAATCCTTCCCATTTATAATTATAAAAGATCACGACACGTTCATTGTTGTGTGCTTCAAGTATAGCTTCTAAACGTTCATATGGCTCTTTAGATACTTGTTTATTTATTCCATACAGGAAACCATGGCTTACTTGTCGCAACGCATTGAATAATTTAGAACTATTATCTAATTCAATTAGTTCTGGGTTAAATGGGGCTTCTTCTGCTTCATAAATTCTAGTTTTCTTCAACTTATTATACATTGCTGGCTTTTTCGTTTTATAAACATAATCTTGTGGAAGATAACCTTTGTTACGCTTGTAGTTCACACTAGCTTCGTCAATCATGTGTTGAAGTAGGTGTTCATTGCGATAGCCCACAATATCCATAAAACGCATTGAACCCATTTGTCTCATTTGTTTAATCACAAATAGTTGTTCAAACTCTTTCTTAGGCTTTCTGAACACGTTTGCGATATATAGCTGTGAGTACCAGTTTTCTAGTTTTCCATTGCTGACAGGCGTTGCTGTGCATAAATACGTGTGTTTAGCTTTCTTACTTAGCTGCATTGCAAACTTGGTTACTTTTGATTTAGATACACCTACTTTGTGTGACTCATCAATGATAATGAAACTATCTTCATCTACCCATTTCAACAACTCAGTCAAGCGCCAACTACTCTCAAAACTGATTGCCACATGGTTTGATTCTGCCAACAACTCTCTATTCTTTTTAGTACCGTTGTTTAGTGGTGTAATTTTCAAACCAAATGCTTCTCCATCTTCCACAAAATCTAACACTTTAGGAGCTAGACAAATAATTAATAGCTTATTACACTCACTTTTTACATATGAGCCAACACTCATGTATGACTTACCTGTTCCAACGTCTGATAGGTTCAAAGGTTTACTCTCAAAATTTTCAATTGCCTCTTTCTGATAGTCAAATAAGTTCAACGTACTACCTCCCATTTATACCATATATTTACTAACTTCATATACTCTTCATTTGCTGCATATACTGACACCTGTTTTATATTCAATATTTTAGCTTTCATGATCCAACTCATAATTCAAAAACCTCCTTAATATCTTGACAAGGTATTTTTAATTTATTAATGGCATAGTTGATAGCTTCCACTATATTCATTGCTGGTATAGTTAGTTCATGAACGGTTGTCTCAAGACATGGACGGTAGGGATTACTAGCATATACTTTTACTCGTTTTTCTACACTATAAATAATTAAATAGTCTTTAATCAAAATTGAATCACCGCCGTTATCATATCATTTGGGTTCACATAAAGTTCATATACTTTCATAAAATCAATTTGATCTGAAAAGAACGAGCTTAGTAATTGTTGTGGTAAATATTCTACTCCATTAATTTGTAAGATTGTTTCATCAATATCCACACAACTTAGGTAGTCTCTTAGTTCAATCATACTCAATCGCCTCCACTTTAATTTCTGGCAGTTCTGGTTGTTTGTACTGACGCTCAATACCATTGTCAATGCAAGATAATAAAACCATAAGTTCTTGAATGTTATCCCGCAAAATTAATCCAAAGCCGCCTGCGTCTCTCACTTTTTGTAAGTAACTAATTTGTAATGGATCTGGTTGATAGTTACCTACCTTTAATTCTAAGCTAATCCAATAACCTTTGTAGCAGACTTCTATGTCACTGCGCCCCACACGATCAAACATGTTGGCTGTGTTTACGTTGACTAATGCCCCTTTTTCTTTCAAATATTTGACTACTTGTTTACTGAATTGACTTTCTTTCATTATTCTTCCTCCCAATTTATAATATTAGTTGTGATAGCGTCTTCCAAATATCGCTTCACACGTTGAGCCTCTTTCAGAGTTAGTTGTACAATAGCGGCATCTTCTACATCCATTAATGTAATGTAAATATCACGTTCATTGTCATACGTTGCAACAGTAACTTGCTCATTATTTTCTGTTGTTAGGTCTTTTGTGTAATTCAATTTATCCATCTTAAATCACCTTCACTATTCTAACTTGTTTTAATGTGTATCCTCGTAATTTGTAATGTTTAGCCAGCTTCGTTATACTATATTCATCTATAGATACGTCGTACATATCCCTTACCCATTCTCCTTTATCGTTCAATACTTCTATGGCATACGTGTGTTCTGGATGTCTACCAACAGTGTACATTTTAATATCCTCCTTTAGAAAGCCCATGCTCTGTGTTGTAATTTTAGAACAAACTCATTGTTAATTGGAACAACACTGACAACTTCCATATCTTTAAACTTTTCAATAAATTCAGATTTTGTGTAAGTTTGCTTTTCACCAAATACTTTGAACTTAGTGTGTTCAAAAAATGGCTTTAGTACAAATTGTACGGCGTGAAAATCATAATAAAATTCATGTTTGATATCACTTATTCTATCATTAACAATCCAAGCAATTTCATGTTCAATTTTTTGGGCTTGCTCATCTGTTAAGTCATAGTAAATTCCAGTTGGTGATAGACAATCATCACATAAATGATTGTCTGAACGATAGTATGCATTCCAATATTTTACCCCTTTGCATTTCTTACATTGTCCTTTTGTCCATTCTGTATAGTCTGTTATATAGATAATTTCGTTATCCATCTTAATATCCTCCTTCTTCTAGCCACTGTATAAGTACTCCAGCTCCGTAAATTACTGCTCCAATAAATAATAATCCCATCATCATAAATGTCATTTTAATTCCTCCTTAGGTGTTTTTAAATTCAATATAACATTTGTAAAGTGTGTAGCAATATATTGGCATTGCTAACAAGTTTATTGGATTTTGTTTGTATGTTACAACGCCCATCAATATGCCTAAATAAATAATTGCTTTTTTCATGTTACTTCCTCCATCTCTATATTTATATAATACAATACCCTCAACAATAAGTCAAGGGTAAAGTTTAAAATTATTCAATTATTTTCACAACAGATACGATATGCTCTACTCTAAATACACTATCATACTTGGTTGGTGTTCTACCTGGTTTTTCTTCACCTTCATACTCAAAACGCCATACGCCTTGACCTTTCGTTTTTACAACTGTATTCCAATATTTTTCTTGTAAATCGTCGTTTGTTCTGACTACAAATGGGGTATCACTGTTTACTGTGTATACATAATATTTGTTCATTTCTCTTCCTCCTATTCTACGTCATTGAAAATGTTTACATACTCTGTTCCTGCTAACGCATTCATTAAGTATGGTCTGATTGACTCGTTGTCTCCGTTACGTGCAATCTTTAGACCAGTTAGTACACGTGCTTTACTTGTACGTTTTTCTTCAAATCCTTGTTTTAGTAATAATTCTTTCATGGTGCGCCAGTTCATTGATTTATTGATATTGTTTTCTTTAGTGTACACATTAAAGATATTCTTCAATAGTGTTAGGTTAACAGTACCTTCTTCATCTTCCACAATGACAGGTACTTCACTCAAAAACTCTTTAGATGGGTCATTTGATTCAATATAAGCTTTCTTGAAGGCAATCATATCTTCTGTTTCTGTGAATGGGTTTTCACCATTTGTGCCAGCATCTAAAATTTTTTTGAATTGTTGAATACAGAACCATGCGAATTTACCTAGTTGCTCTTTTGACTCACGTTCCTCACGTTGTTTGTTGAATTCATTAATGCGTTCACGTGCTTCTGGTGTGTCAAGATTGGTGTTGAAATTTAAAATTAAAATACGTCTATACCATCCATTTGTGCGGTCGTTAAATGCGGGTAGTTCATTCATAGAGAACATTAACTTCGCATAGTTGGTAAAACTAAAAGCATCTTTGCCTTTTTTCTCAGCGTGAACAGCGTCAAGACCTCCTGAAAGTTTTTTCAGTGTCTCTGTACCCTTCACAAAATTGGCACTTGAATCCGCTTCAAAGTTTAGTAATTTGTGGTGCAATGAAGCCTTGTCAAAACGATTGTTTTTATCTGCTAAGCTGTCTAGACCAACTGCTGAACTGTTTTTGAAACCAATTAATTTGTTCATAATAAAGCCACCAACATATGATTTACCGTTTGACCCATTACCTAAGAGGTACAAAATAGATTGATATTTGTATTCTCTATAATACATATAACCAATATACTCATACAATGTCTGAGCTTGATCTTTCAGTAAATAATCAATCCATTGTTTTGCGAGTAGTTCATCTGTCTCATCTGTTTTAATTAAAGGGTATGGCAGCTGCAGGGTATGGTAATCTTCTAACCTGGTTTCTCTAATATCATTTGTCTTAAAGTCATATGTCCCATTTTCAAAGGCAATAATATTTGGGTTAGGGTTGTCACCTAGTGGTGCATGTTCTCCACGTGTCATGGAGCGATTAGCTAACTCAGGAGCTAATTTCTTCATTTCTTTGCGGATTTCGTTCCCAAACTCTGGGTTTCTGAATTGTGGTGTAAATTTTGGTGCTAAAATGTTCTCAAAGTACCAATCTGAATATTTGTAACTACCTAGATTTACCTCAGACCAGATACGTGTGTCTGCATTGTATACGTATGGAGCGTTTAAATTAGGGTGAGCGTACACATAGGCTAACTGGTTAAATTTATCAATAAATAATTCCTGTTGTATCTCAAATTTGGCTTGTGTACCATCTTTGCCACCGTAGTACATTCTTCCTACTTCTGAATTGAAGTCTACAAACTCCTCACTTGGAAAGTTTTTATTTGACACTGGTAGTAATTCCTCAACTGGTGCTGAGTAATCTATTTTCTTTAGTTCATTCATTATATTCATTTCCTCCCTCATCTAATATGTACTAAGTATAGCACAAACTTTTTATTTGTGCTATACCTTTTAACTAAAAATATTCAGCAATGGAGACCCCTGAGTCTTTTTTATCTAATTGAGTACCGTCTGACAGTATGATAAGCGTGTATTCCCAAGCTTTATTGTGATAGAATGCCGCAA